GTACGTCGGGATGGTGCCCATGCGAATCTGAGCATTGCACCACGGTCTATAAGTCCGTTTCAGGGGGATATGCTGTCAGGGTCAGGTCCAGTATATTGGAACAGCCTCAATGTGCTTGACCCGGACTATGCCCTGAAACGTATCTACATACTGCCAAGGACTTCTACTGGCAAGATCAACGTATTCGCCAAGTTCTACCCGATCCTGCGTGATGCTTGGGACTGGCAGGACATAATGTACCTGGATCGTGACATGTTGGTCTATGGTACGGCTTGGGCCACGCTAGCCACGGACGATCTGAATGCTGCGGCTGCCGATATGACGAAGAACATGATGGAGATGCGGTACAAGGACATTCAACAGCAACTGTCGTCGTTCGAGATTACGTTCGGCTCTGGTGGTCGTTCCGGCATACCGAATGAATGGGTAATCGGCAACGTTGGGTGAGTCAAAATGTCCGCACTGTTCCCAAAGACGTTTCAGCACAAGACGCCAGCGTCAAAGCTCCTGGACCTATCGCTCAGGAACTTTGGCGGAGGGCTGAATGCTGTCGATGACGACTTCAGTATGGAGCCTAAGTATGCCGTAACGTTGAAGAACTACCGGCGCACTCCGTCTGGTGGTCAGCAAGTGCGTTTTGGCAGTAACTGGTTCACTGATTTGACCGGCATCGTGACCGGCACAATCATGGACATGACGTACTTCAATGGTCGTCTGATCGTTGTGACGACAACTGGTCAGATGGCTTCGGTGCTGCCTAATGGTGTTGCCAATGCGATCTGGAGTTCAACGATAGCGGCTGCGTTGCCTGGGGCTCCGGGTGGCTGGAGCGGTGCTTTCGTTGCCGTTAGCTTTGTGCCGTTCAAGGATCAGCTTATCATCCATAACGGAGTTGATAAGCCTGTCAGTATCGACAAGGTATTTCACGTCACGTATTTGCAGGACTTGGCCACTGGCAGTAACGTGAACACGCCAATAGGCAAATACGGATGCGTTGCGCAGAATTACCATTGCGTTGCTGGGATTGTGAACCAGCCAACGACTATCTACATATCGGCAGTGGGCACTTCTGGCGTGTTTCCTGGCGATCCGGTGCCGAACGACTCGATTTCTATTGACGTGGGAGCGTACTCGCCGCAAGGTGCCGCTGCCATTCGCGGTCTTGCTGGTTTTCGTAGCTATCTGCTCATATTCTTTCAGGGTCAAACGCTGCTTGTTCTACTTGGGAACTACGATTCGGGAGGTACTCACAAGCCACAGTTTCCTGATACGCTACCGAAATTCGGTCTTTTGGGTCATCGCTGTGTGACTCAAGTTGAACACGACATGATCTTTACTGGCCTCGATGGGTTCAGTGATGCGAAACGTAATCTATTCAGTGGCAACGTTACCAGCGATCATGTCAGTGACCGTATTGAGCCATTTTACCGAAACGTAACAGGTAATCTGACGGATGCGCAGCAGCAGAACAACTGCTTCCTGATCCACGATCCGCTGTGGCATGATACGATTTTGTTCAATCCGTCTGGACGTGCTTTTGTGCATACCGGGAGCGAGAACCTACACTATAGTTCGTGGTCCGAGTACGACTTTCCGACGCTATGGACGTGTGCATGCACTACGTTCCTTGGACGTGTGTTTTACGGTGCTGGTATGCGAATATTCCAGCATGGCAATCCTGTGTTCCTGGGAGAGAATTGGAACGCGGATCGAATGAATGACAGAGATGCTAATTGGGCACCCAGCACAGCGTATGCAGTCAATAAGATCATTCGAGATACTGTCAATAACATATCGTACACATGCATGCAGGCACATACAAGTGGCACAACTACGATGGCTGCTGACGTTGCTGCATTCCCTGCTTATTGGGCGGTATACAATGGCATTCCGATTTCGTTCGAGATGGAGTTGCCGTGGCTCTCGGGCAAAGACCCGATGAAGTCTAAACACTTGCGGTTCATTAGTATCGGAACAGTGGGTTCGGCCGAGTACACAGTAGAGGCGTATGTGGATGGGTTGTATAAGGACGATACCGGCATTGTGCGATTTGGTCCTGCGCTGTCGATGAAATTCATTGGAGGCGGAACGCTTGGCGCAGGTTACAATGATGGGCCGATGGGCGGTGGCAGGCGTGGAGACGATCCTAGACTTTGGGGCTCTCCGGTCAAGTTCAAGTTGCTGAAGCTGAGAGTCGTCGGAACAACCACGAAGCCTCTCCAAGTCCTCAGTGCATCGTTCCTGTACTCCCGTGGCAAATACAAGCGTTAATCCTCTGTGTGACTCAAACAGCCCTTCGTGAGGTAGGTCCATGACACTTACATACACCAAGTTCTATCGGTTCCCCAAGACCGACTTCATGTCCGAGCCGTGGATTCAGGGCGTTTGGGACTCGTTTGACGCTATCGATGCCTTGATGTATGGTCAAGCGGCTGCCAATGGCACTTCGGTATGGACGAATTCGACCAATTACGTCCTTGGCAATCAGGCAATCGATCCTGTCGATGCATCAACGTGGGTGTGTGTAACTTCGCATACGAGTACTGCATCGCCGACAACGTTTGCGCAGGATCGAGCGGCCCATCCGACATACTGGAATGCGATTATGCTCTCGTTCAAGGTGCGGGGGCAGTGGCTGAACAATACTGCATACAACCCTGGTGATATGGTGTACGACACAACGGCAGGTCGGAACATTCAGGCAGTATGTGCGACCAAGCATGTCAGCAATGCTGCTGGTACGATCAATGACGATGCTGCCTATTGGGGATTCACATACAACAGCTTATCGCCTCAGACAGCCTCTGGCATTGGCTACAGCAATGCAGTAAGCCATCTGGTGGCTACCAATGTGCAAACTGCCATTGATGAAGTTGTTGCGGTCAAGGCGTCGACTGCGAGTCCAGCATTCACAGGCAATCCAACTGCACCGACGCCTGCAACTAATGACAACGATACGAGTGTTGCCACGACAGCATTTGTTATCAATCAGGCTTCTAATGCGGCGCCTGCAATGGATGGGGCTGTTGCAGCAGGTGCCTCAACGATGTTCTCGCGCGGCGACCATGTGCATCCAACTGATACATCGCGAGCGCCACTGAATAGTCCTGCGTTTACGGGTGCGCCGACAGCACCTACAGTAGCGTTGATGATAGACGCTACAACAAAGGTAGCCACGACTGCATTTGTGCAAAATGCTATAGCAAATGTGACTGGCGGCGGGAGCATACCTCCACCCAGCGGCGCTATGCCATTGATGGATGCGACGCCTGGCGTTGTTGGTGTGTCGCCAGCCTATACGCGCGAGGATCATGTTCATCCGACCGATACGTCAAGGTATGCTGCAAGTAATCCACTTGGTTATCAGACAGCGGCGCAAGTAGCTGCGGCGATGCCTGTGGTTGCAACCGTTGCGCCGGTAATGGATGGTGTTGCAACGATTGGAGCAAGTGGAAAATGGGCAGATGGAGCGCATATTCATCCGACCGATACGACGTTGTTGCCGAAGGCAGGTGGCACCGTCACTGGCGTCCTGACAGTCGCCGGAACCCTCAATGCAAATGGCTTGATCGGCATTAGTCCGGTTAGTGGATATGCTTCTGTATCCTTGAACAAGCCGGCGAGTGGCCAAGGAAACTATATTGGCGGTTCAATGAATGGCAAGTCTCGTTGGGTTTTGTATTTGGGTGACTCCGGTTCCGAAACTGGCGGCAGTGTTGGGAGCGACTTTACACTGTATCGCTACGACGATGCTGGGGTAGTTATCAATGCGCCGTTCGCTATCGCCCGCGCAACCGGAATAGCATCATTCGCAGGTAATCTCTCGTCCAACAACTTCACTTGTGGGAACATCACGGCGAACTTCAATGGTTACAAGCCTGGTGGTGGCGCGTGGGCTGACAGTTCCGACATTCGCATCAAGAACGTACAAGGCGAGTACAAGCGTGGCCTCGACGATATTGCCAAATTGCAACCTGTTATTTACACATACAAGGGCAATGACACGCAGGATGCACCGGATGCCACGAAGACAGTACCTTATCCAAACAGCAGTCATGCTCAATCGGCGGCTGATGGACGAAAGTTTGCTGGTTTGATCGCGCAAGAAGTCGAGGCTGTGCTCCCGGAAATGGTTACGCTGACCAGTGCCTACATTGACGGTGTGCCGGTCGATGATATGCGTGTGCTCGACACTACGCCATTGATCTTTGCGCTACTGAATGCGGTGAAGGAACTGAAAGCGCGTATCGAAGTGCTGGAATCACCCCCACTTTCGTGAGGGAATTGTTTGAGTCAAACTTCATTCTCGCGAAGCAAGCCCTCACGAAGGTGGGGGGCGGGAAACAGGGCTGCGGACATGACTATTCTCGCCGGTTCAACGGTGATCATTGTCCTGCATGGCTTGGCGGGAGAGGAGATTGACATCAATGCACCATCGATCACTAGCATGCGTGCGGCGCCGTCGAGCAAGAGCAACAAACATTTCACCGAGGGGGTTCGTTGCATGGTCAGCACTTCAGACGGCAAATACGTGACGGTAACAGAGACTTGTGACGAAATACGCCGGGCTATTGAGCAGACCAAACACAGGTAAGTGAGATGCCGTCAAGAACACGAGACAAGAGCACTACCTTACGGCGCTATGGGATGGGTGACATTCCATACATAGCCGATGTTGCTGCACGTGAAGTACCGAAACTGCCAAACTACGCTGGTGTAGTCGTTGATCGTAGCCGCGTCACGGCACTACTGGAGCAGAACGTTAATAACGATGGCTACTTTGTAACATTTTTGCTTGTGAATGACGTTGGAGAGATCGTCGGCGGTATCGGTGGCTACTGTGTAACGATGGCATTCTCGTGGGATCGGGTGACCAACGATGTGTTTTTCTTCATACTACCGGAGTGGCGTACGCTGCCAAATGCCTTGAAGCTCATGCGCGCGTACCTTAATTGGGCACTAGCTCGCAAGGCGACAATCATCGGAGCTACGTACACCGGAGGAGGAAACGATGAGGGAATGGACAGGTTAATCAGGAGTATCGGTTTCGAACCAATCGGAAAACTGTACCACTACCGTCCCCGCATTCGCGAGGACAAGCAGAGGAGCAAATGAAATGTCAGCACCTAGCATGCCTCCAGACAACAGCGTGCAAGTTGAACAGATGCAGGAAGCGGCTGCACAGAAGGCGCAAGATGCAGCTACTGCAAAGGCCGCACAGGACAAGGCCGATCTGTTGGCTCTCCGTACTAGTTCGGCAGCAGGCGGTAGTACATCTGCTCGGGACTACTTCCGACAGCAAGGACTCGATCCGTCGCAGTACGCAACCGACATCGATTCGCAGATTTCCAGTATCCTTGCTGGCATCTCGCCAACCGATCCGAACCCTGGTGCAGCATTCCAGGACGTTGGTGCGCGCATCTACAACACAGAGACTTCTGGCGCCCAGGCCAAAGCAAATGCGCAACTCGACAAGCTGTTCCCTGGAAACTTCGATACGACGCGCGTCAACATGCAGACGATCAATCCGTACGTGACGGGCATCGACGCCGAACAGCGCCAGAACGCGGATGCGATCATTCAGAACATGCTATCGCGCGGCGTCATCACTCCGTCTGGGCAGACTGCGGCCGAATCGGAACTTGACCGACAGAACCCTGGCGTCCTAGCGAAGCTGAACGAAATCGGCACTACTACGGTTGCGGGCGAGCAGCAGAGCCTGCGCGACATTGCGAACCAGGGACGTACGGCAGCGTCTACGCTCAAGCTCGGCGACAACTTCGACCCGAACACGTACGGTAGCAGTGCGGATACGCAGTTCAACGACTTCATCACGAACCTCGGCACGACACTGCGAGGCAAGATCGGTTCCGGCAATCTGTTCAA